AGGATTGCGTTAAGGCTGGCGGGCGTGATGGAAAAATACCGGACAGTATTGGGGAGCGACAGGCGTTATTTCCGCATTGTCGCACGGATCGCTCCCTGACGGTCGCGGCTCTGATTTTCCGGGGCAATCGTCTGATTGGCCATAAAAAATGGCCACACCCGTTGCTTGAGGATGGGTGTTGTAGCCTTTTCTGATATGTCCAGATTCGCTATACTTGGGAATCCGAGCTTGACGGCGGCGTGTGTCCGATCCTTGATTATTTCGTTATGGCACCAATTCCAGATTCGGTCCTCGTCAACTTGGGTCATGAATCGGAATTTCCCTGTTCATCAAGTTCGGTACTGATGGCAAGTGGGCTGGGACCGGTTGGAGGTGCGAGGTCGTCACTCATCGACTCCTTCAACTTCATCGTCGTTGCCGCTTCAAACGTTACAGCAGGTGCTTTGCCGACGATCTTGTGGAACCTGGCCACGGCACCCGTGGGTCTACTTCATTAAACTGCTTCCCCTTGTGTAGGCCAGGTAGGGTGATGCGTCAGCGGCCATTACCCAAGTCGCAAAGTCCTACGATGGTCGTTTTGGCGTCCAATTCAAAATTCTTTTTTGGCCGTCCCATTTTCATTTTGTCGCCTTTTCGATAAGATGTTCACATGATTTTTGAGTTGGCCAATTTCGTAATATCCTACCCATGAGGGCCAAAATAGGGTCAATAGTAGGGACAAAAACCAAAAAGGAGAATCGTAAATCTTTGCGAATAAATAACTTATGTGCGGGCGTAACTCAGTGGCAAACCTCCTAAAGTCTTCATTTTTTATATAAAAACCGCATTTTGTGCAACAATTCGTGCAAATAGTCGTGCATTGAATGGGATTTGTTAAGCACGCTTGTTAGGGTATGTCCCCCTTTTTAGGTAAAGCCACCGTTCGATTATTCCCATCAATTCACTAATACGAATGCCATCGCTTAACTACGGTAATCATTACGCATTCTTGAATTTTCCCCAACTTCCGCCACCTGATATCACTTTTACCCAGCGGCCCACCATCCTCCGTCATCCCATCCATCCTTCGCATAGCTCCACCATCCTCCCCATCCAGTCCTGCAACCCAACCCTCACCCATTCCCACCCTCACTACCCCTCCCCACTCTCACACACCCACACTCATCTCACACACTGAGAGTCGGATATCTTTTACACCATCAGAGTGTTGTTTGAACATCTTTTTGACTATCAGAGTGTGTCGGATATTTTCCCATGTTCTTTTAATATATCAATCATTAAAAATTTGTAAATTTTTCGATTTTTTCCTTGCGAGTCTCCCCGCGTTTGTGCTATCTTTCCCGCCGCTTTGTGGTTGATTGTCTGTTTTTGTGAGGTTTTTCGTATGGTAATGGCTCATTCTCAGGTTTCTCAGGTCTCTGAACCCATCCCCCTCGACACACTTCAACAAAGGCTCGCGATTATCCGCGATATGGTGAGGATGGTGGCGCTCAAAAAATCTAACGGGTTCTATTTGTACGGGCGCGGCGGCACGTCAAAAACCTTCGTCGTGCGTGAAACGCTGGAAAAAATGAAAGTTCCCCACCGCTACGAATCCGCACACCTAACACCCATTGGCCTCTTCGACGAATTAGAAAAATACCCCAATTACGTGTTCATCCTTGACGATGTGGGTGGCTTGCTGCATCAACCTACGGCTCTCAATTTCTTACTGGCGGCGCTGGGTAATCAGTCCTACGGAAATGGTGAGCGGATCGTCACGTATCAAAAAAGCGGTACGGATAGACGGGTTATTTTCACAGGGGGCATCATCTTAATCAGCAACATCGCAATGCATGATGGCCCTGTATTCGACGCTCTCAAGAGTCGCGTCAACCCTCTCAAGTATGATCCGACCGATGAGGAGATAATCGCACTAATGAGGAGTATTACGGCGGACGGGTGGGATAAGGATGATTCTGATATCACGGCTGTCGAGTGCAAGGAATTGGTGGATTTCATCGAGACTGAGTCTAAAAAGTTGGGTGTGCGTCCCGATATGAGGATGCTCTGTGACAAGGGGCTGCCCTTCATACAGGCGTGGAATGAAGGAACGGTGAAGGAAGTTCACTGGAAAGACAAGGTGAGGGCATGTCTGGAAGGGCGAGTCACTGACCTGCGGCATACCCTGCCTCCCCGCATGAGCAAGCTGGATCGTCGCAACCAGAATCTGGCCGTATTGGGCAAGATCGTCTCTGAGCATCCCGATTCAACGACCGATGAGCACCTTGCCATGTGGCAACGGGCAACGGGCGGGTCGCGGAGTACCTTCTTTAGGTTGAAAGAGCGATTCCCGAGTCCCACAAGTCTCATTAGTCCCACAAGTCTCACTGCCAGCCCCATGCGGCTGACATTCACCGATGCAACGGATATGACTGGCACCCTCGACAGCACGATAGCGGTTGGTGGTTGACGCCGGCGCTGGCCTTGGTCTGGTCCCTCTTCCTGACATGGAAGGGGGATCAGGCCGGGGGGTAGAATCAGGACGGCCCCAAGGTCGTCTCAGCCTCTGTGCGTGCGTCTGCGTGGCTCTGGTGAAGCCGTTTTAAGAGGTTTTTGGGGGTTGAAGGGTGTTTTGAAGGTTTTAGATGGCCCAAGGTTGCTGCGCCAAATTTGCAGGCGCGTAAACACTGAAGGCGAAGCCCCCGTAATTGGGATCGCCGCTTCTGTGGTCATGAGGGATCAAACCTGCATTCTGTGCTGCCCCCTCCCAACTAAAAAAGTAAAACGATTCACCCTGAGCGTTGCAACCAGCATAATTCAGTTGAACAATCGTTCCCGGCGGCACGTAGGATTGCGGTGAGGCGTTGACCTGAAACGCGTTGCCTGTGCCTGTGACAGGTGGATCGGCGGGGGCGGTGGAGGCGTACTGGGCGGCGTTTCCATCAACTGTAATAGCCGCCCATGAATAATAGACGGGGTATCCGATTGATGGCGGCCATGTGATGGATTCCAGCGTATCCGGCTCCGTGCCACCGATAGAGGGAACGCGTCGGAATGCGTCGGTGATTCTAGCCCAAAAGGGTGAGCGGTCTGGCGGGGCGTCGCGTCTTTGAGAGAGCGTATTCCTGGGTTGTCCCTCTACCCATTGCGTTGCCTTTGCAATTCGTTGAGCTGAGCGGATATCGAATTTTGCGGATTGGTCTGCCATAAGTTTCCCCTTATATAATTTTTATCTTATATAATCTCAGATAGAAGTGTTGCGAAACTGGTTTTGTACACCGTGTAGAAGTCGAGCTTGTAAATCTTGTCGCCTGGTTTCAAAAGCTCACCGTTTCCACCGATGTACTGGGCTTGACTCACGGGGTTGTCAGTTCGTCCGCCGATATCTTTTTCCGTGATGGGTGCGAGCTTGTCAGAGCCTCCTGCGTCCACCCTCTTGTAGTAAGACATGTTTGGGACGTGCTCCACCCACCCATCCGATTTATATAAAAATACCAGATTCATCTTCATCACTTTATCGGTTCCATCATAAACCTGGCTCCATGAAGTAGAGTCTAGTTTTAACGATTCGGCGGGATAGGTAATTGTTGCGGTCTGAGTTTTATAAGTATCGGGTGTGGGCGGATCGGCATTGGGATCGCCGGGAATCGTTACCTTGTACGTAGTAAGAGTCAGCGTGATGGGGGCATCGTTGCATTTCCCTCGGCACTCGTCGATGCTTTGAAAATCTGGCTCCACAGTGTTGAATGAAACGTTAATCTGCTCGTCGGTTTCTGTGCAAGTTAAGGCTGGTTGAACAGGTTCGGAATTTACGTTTGTAATGGGCTTGCCATCCCTATCCTCGTGAATTTCTTCTTGCCATGCGACAGAGCTACCGCTTACGTCGATATTCCACTTTGTTGCGTTTGCTGGGCGTGGCTCGGGTTTTTGTTGTTGCTGAGCGGGGATTGTGCTGTAAGTAATTTCAACAATGAATACGTTTGACTCACCATCAATCTGCCTGGCACTACGCCTTGAAACGTAACAAGCTGTTGTACCGAGCCTCTGCCCCTTCACTGGGATTCCTGGGGCATAAACAGCATCGGCGGCATTCGCATCGGCCCCGTCGAAAAAGACTCGGTAATGCTGGATTTCTGATGCTGTGCCCCCATTAAAGTCCTCTTCGGCGGTGCGATCTCTGATGGGGTCGGTTTTAATCCATGTGGCCATGCTCTCTCCTTACTTATCCGGGGATGGTGAACACCACGTCATTCGATGTGTCGGTATTGTTCGCGACTCTGGCCATATCGTCGGTGTTCTTACGCATGCGTCTGGTTTCTTCAAGAGCGATGATGGCGGTTTTAGACATTTGATCCAGCGGCCCATTCGTCGGCCAAACGGGAGCTTGCACACGGCCATCAAACCTCATCGTGTGAGTTTCTGCGGCCTTGTATTCAGCCTTGGGCATGGCTTCTTGCGATAGTTGCTCGATTGCTTTTTTGGCTTTTTCCGGGTCCACAAGGTGAAGTTCAACACCTTTTTGCAGTTCAGCAATTTCTCTCTTGAGTTTTTCGACCGGGCTTTCTTTCATGCCGAGACTTTCATTCAACTGTTGGCGCAGCTTGGCAATTGCTGAATCGGCTTCGGATTGGGTAACGATCCCTTGTTGAACTTCAGAATTCCATTTTTTCACTTCGTCCTGATATTTTCTGATGGGATCGTCGATGGATTCAATCAGGCTCTTGCGGCGGTTGTTCGTATACTCCGCAATTTTGGAATCAGCTAAATCGTCAAGAGCTTCGTTGTCCTGCTGAACCTTCTGCATGAGCATCTGGCCCCAGCCTGAATCCTTGCTGATTCCCATGCCTTTCAATTTGTCGTTGGCATCCTTGAGATTTTTGGCCTTGGCGTCTGCGGTCTCGTTGATAATTTGCTGGATCGCGGCTTGTTCTTCCTGACCATCTTCCTTGAGCTGCTGTAATTTCAAGTCTCGTGAGGTTTTGTTGAGCGACTCGTTGGCGGCATCGAGGGTTTTATTCTTCTCGGCCAGCAGGTCGATTTCGATTTGTGCGGCTTCGGCGGCGGCTTTTTCCTTGTCCTTGGCGTCGAGGGTGTTGTACTTGTCGTTGATTTCCTTCAATCTCTCGGCTCTTCTCTTGCCAGCACCTTGTAACAGAGAATCCAGTTTGTCATATTCATCTTTTAATGTGTTGTATTGTTCTTGTGCCGCAAGCTGTCCGGCATTGCCTGGGCCACCGAAGTAAACGGGCGTGTAGTCGTTGGCCGTTTCTTTCAACGCGTCCAGCTTTGTTTTCATATCGTCGCGTTGTTTCACAAATTCTTTGAACTTCGCATCGTCTTTATTAAAATCGTCCATCTCGGATTGCTTGCTTGAGGCTCTCGACCGTTGCTGGTCATCAGTACGTTGTGCAAGGTCAATCTTGCGACTGGTGAAGGGGTCTTTCCCAAGCTTCTCCATATCACGATTGATTTTGCGGATTTCAGCGCCTTCGTCCTCAAAGGATTTTTTGATGGCTTTGTTGGTGGCGAGAGTGTAGTCAACGATGCTGTTGGTACGTGCTGCCTCCGCGTTAATGCGGGCGATTTCGGCTTGCTCGCCGGTGAATAACTCGCGGATGCTGCGACCTGCTTGCCAGAATTGGCCGATGACTGGAATGGAACCTGCAAGTTTTTCAGCGAATTCGCCGGCGCTGAGTGTTCCTGCATTAAGTTCGTTGCGGAGTTCAATCAGGTTGTCGGCGAAGTTTTTGATCTGGCTGCCGGCCATTGTGAGGGCAGCGACGGCACCGCCCCCAGCCATGATTCTCATGGATTGGCCAAAGGTTGAGCTGGCGCTCATGTCCTTGAAGAATGAGCCGGTTTTCTTTTTGAGCCGATCAACGTCTTTTCCAGCGTTAGTAAAACCTTTACTCCAAGCGCTGGAGTCGGCGCTGAGAAGTGCTTTTAACGATCCGATATTCCCAGCCATGCTACTTCCTCCTCTCGCCTTCGGTTTCCAATTTTGCTACTCCCAAAAACTCGGCATTGGTGTTGTACAAGGTGTGGAATTTTTGTTTGAAGGTTTTGGGTGGTGCATCGTCATAATGGGAAAAGTCAAAAGACTTCATGATGTCGGTGTATGAAAGTTTCCAACTTTGCGACGCGGTGATGTAGTGGGCGAGCGTCGCGGCTCTTAAATCTGCCCGCTCTTCTCCCCACGGTTCAAGGCGATACGCTGCACGCCACAGCGTAAACTCACGGGAATCAATCCGCTCCATCGCCTCGGCTACGCTCATTCCAAGGTGCGAAGCGAGCCTAAGCCAGAATCGGAGGTCTGGGCGTTGACAGAGTCTTTTTTTTCTGCGGCAATTCCAGCCTCCCCGATTCGATTCACGTCAAAGGCTTTATCAAAAAGCTCTTTCAACGCTTTGGAGTTTTTGCTTATGAGCGTTTCGATGTTGGCGTCGGTGAGTTCTCTGTTGCCTTGTGCGTCTGAAAGAGTTCGTACAAGCAACTGAGCGTAGGTCTGAGAGCGTGAGGTAGTGTCTGTGAGGGTTGAGACATAGTGCTCCCATTCCTCTCGCTCTATGCCGCTCATCACGCGAATATAAAATGTCTCGCCGTTGATGGTGATGGGATGAACGATAGATGATACTTTTGAGAGTTGTTCGAGGATGGTCATGGTTTTTGTTCCTATATAAGAGAAGGGGGACCAGCGGAGTTGAACCGGCTCCCAAAGGATAAGGCATATTTACGCTGGCGTTACTGACGTGAGTTCAACAATGTCGGTGACATGGATTGTAAGCTTGAATTTAAGCGTTTTATCTTTAGGGTCGCCGTCGAGCGGTATAAGCACCCTCACCCATCCTTTGACGACAGTTTGGTAGTCATCGGTCGTCGCTTGAAATGTGTTGATTTTTTGGCCTTTGATCCACAACAGGATAAGAGTCAGATTGGCGGCAGCGGTGCAAATAACAATATCCATTCTTCCAAAGTCCGGCGTTCCGGGTTGGGTCGCGTCGATTTTCGCCGCGGCAATGCGTGGCAACGTAAAATCAACTATCGAAGCAAATGGCGTAAATGTGCCTTCGTCGTTTTGATAACTCAATGTTCCGTTTGTTTCTGACACGTTTGCTCCTGAATTGGTTGGATGGTTTAAGAAGAGGGAAGGGGACCGGACGGAGGATGTCCGGCCCCCCGATGGAAGGTGAATCGTTACGCGGCCTTCGGCTTGCCTGGTGTCAATTCCACAACGCCAGTAATTTTCAAAGTGAGTTTTGATTGCACGGCCTTATCCTTGGTAAGGTCTTCGCCCAGCGGGCTAAACTCCTTCACCCATCCTTTGAACGCTACTGCGGAATCGGTGGCCCCTGTGCCTTCCCATGTATAATCGTTCATGGTGATCTGGAAAACGTTGGTTTTCTTCGCGGTGATCCATGAGGTAATGAGAGCGGAGTTGGCGGCGTCGGTGAGGATTGTTATTGATACTTCCCCAAAGTCCGGCGTGCCTGCTTGCGATTCGTTGGCGACACTGGCCAGCACGGTAGTATCAACCTGCGGCACACTGATCTTGTTCGGAGTGATGTCCACAACCTTCGCAAAAGGTATAAAATTTCCACCGTCAACTTGGTAGCTGATAGTTCCGCAATCGCCGGTGGTCTCACGTCTGTTCAATTCTAAAGACATAGTTAGCTCCTTGATATTGAGAGTTCAGGTCTGGCAAACACTTTGTATGTTTGCTCTTGTGTATAAAAGATTGATTCGACGTTTCCCCCATCACTTTCGACACCATCAACTGTCGGTTCTGAAAGGTTGCAACTTCGGATCGCGATTTCCGCCCAGGTGCCATGCTGCCGGTCCAGAGCATCAATGACGGCGTTTCCTAGTGCGCATGTTTCGTAATAACCCCTTGAAACAATGGAGATTGTCAGGTTGTATTCGATAAGGGCGGGAGGGTCGATGCTGTCATCAGGCTGCCGCGATACGTTGTAAACAATGAGGGGGTAAGATTCATCGGGAGAGATAATCGGATATATACGATTGTCTACAATCGCTTGCACTTGAGGATCGTTGGATAGTTTCTCGAAAATGGCTTTACCCAAAATTATGTGAATCATTTTTCACCCTTTATTGAATCGAGTTCCTGTTTTGCCACGTCACTTATTACACTGAGGGCTTGCGATGCTGATTTCTCGAATGATTTGTTCATCCAGCGTGTACCTGGAATAAATTTCTGCTCTTGCTTGCTTTGCTTGGCTCTATAGAGCGAAGCCAGTGTTCTTAACCCAACGTGGCGTCCATAATTGACGAACAGTGCATAGAATTTGCCTTTGAAGGCGCTGGCATTAAGAGCTACTGTTGCTGTCACACGGTGGTTGCGTTTCTTCTGTGATACCTTAATTTTAAAGGCTGCGGCCATTACTCCCGTTCGTTTTGGCGCATCCTGCTGAGCGTGTGTTTCGATGACTTTGGCCCCGGCACGCAAAGCCTTCTTCATGATCTTCGTCGATGCTTTTTCGTCAAGGCTGCGAAGTGCCGCAAGTAGTTCTTCCGCTCCTGTTAATGTGAGTTCCATGCTATGGCTTCTCCCCCAGTTGCTCGGTGGCGTATATTAGAAGTTCATCATTTCTCTCGTCGGTGTTGAGAACAGCATCAACGTGAAAGCGTCTGTTGTTGTAGCGGAGGATTGAGTTGTGGTTGATATGAGGGGTGTAACGCATGTAGATTCGATGCGACACTTCAGCGCCGAAACTTTTGGCTCTTTCGATTTCTCTGCCGCTTACAGGTGATATTTTTGCATAGACGCTGGCAACAAATCTGTATGGTGGTCGGCTTTCTCCTAATTCGCTTCTATAGGCTGGGGCTGGTTTCTGCCTTTCCAGAATTTCGATACGCTGGAATCTCTCTCCGTGACTAATCATCACCTTCTCCTAACCTGTTCCAACACCCAACCCAGAGCGTCAACAAGTTTGTCGTCGTTATCGAACCGCATCGCACAGTAGATAGCGATATATCGAAAATGGTATGGGTTCATTTCAATTTCGGTTTTGGAATCGGTGACTGTTAGAACTAGGGTTTTATCAAGGAAGTGTTGAAGGGAGAAAACAGCTTCTTCGGCGAGTAGAGCAAGTCGAGGATCATCGGCATTGCCAGAGATGCGGAGTTCGGATTTGATCCGTGGTACTAACTTGCGTCCGTCGATGCTCATGATTCTTTATCTCTTTAGTTGGGTTGGTAAAGCCCCCGGTGGCAAAGGCTGCTGGCTAAAACCACCGGGAGCGGCTGCGGTCAAAAACCCTCTGGCGTGTGGGGTCTATCAAACATCGCACGCCAAAGGGGGAAAAGCGATTCTTTACGCGGCCTTGAGCTTGCGAGCGGCGAGGGCGGTAGCGTCGCGAAGGGCAACCGCAAGGCGTGGTTGAACCTCAAAGTTCGTGCCTTGGCTAACTTCTTGAGTCCAAACGCGTACAGGCTGCTTCATCCCGATGGCGAGGGCCAGCGTGGGATTGCCAACGAAAAGTAGATCAGCATCCATGCTCTCATCTTCGACAATGTTCTCTTTCGTTAGGTCAATCCATTCGGCTTGTGGAGAAGTGTCGAGGGTGATGAGGCGAGTGAGGGCCTTGGCGGTCACAGGGGCACAGATATATTTGATGCCGCTTCTGTTTCGGACAGGAACTTCGTAGTACGCTGCTACAACATCATCTAGCGTCCACGCGCTCCCCGCCGTCGGCGTCAAAGTGCTGAATGCTGACTTCAGGATTGCCACGCAATCCGCACCAAAAGCAACCGTAGCCTTCGCGGTACCCAGCACAATCACTTCCTGACCGATGTCGGCGGCATAATCGTCCAGGGCTTCTTGTGTGACAAGAATCGTCTGGCCGGAGTAAGTCTTGAAGGGGACTGATACCATCGTGGCAGCGGATGTGTTGTCGGAAGTACCGGCGTTGCCTTCGGGCTTCGCGTAGCCAGCTCCACCGCTTGAAATACGCGTAAACTCATAGGCGTTGCCGGTACTGCGTTTCTGTACATTTTGGTGCGCGGCGAAGATGGGGGAAGTGAGATTGAATTGGCGTACCACGTCGTTGATGATTTCGATATTGCCAACATTCGCTTCGCCTTTGGCAATCGAGCGGAGATATTCGTTAGTCTTCATCGTCTGCGTGGGCGGTCCATTAAGGCGGGCGGCTGCGGCACTACGCTCCTCCTGCGCCCTCTGCACACCTTCTGCCGCTTCCTTCTCCACCTTCGCAATCTCAGCCTTCAGATTGTCCATCTCATCGGTTTCGGCCTTGGTGAAGCTGCGATTCTGAGTCTTCGCGGTTTCGAGGATAGATACGATTTTGGCCTTCATTTCTGAGAGATTCATAGTTTTGGTCCTTATGGTTTTGAGTTTCGATGTCACATACAACAACCTGGCTTTCGTAACCCGGCCCGTTGGCCGTTCGTGGCTATCGAATGCCAAGTAAAAACGCTTCGTATTCCCAACGCTTTCGAGACTCGGCAGCGGCTTGAGCTTCTATGCGTTCAATGTCAGCCTGCATCTTCGCAAGATCAGCCGACTTGAACGAACGTGCAAAGCTCGCTTCGCCAACTCCCGCTTCAACTGCTGGGGCAGCCCCCTCCGTTGCCGCAACAATTCGAGAATCGCCGCACATCGGGTCCACCGTCACCGCAAAACCTGTGAGTTGTAGTTTCTCCCATTTCCTCAGATAGTCCCCGTTCAACAACTCATAAGCTGGCTCGGCGTCTGGCGGGTCTGGTGAAAATTCAACACTCAACCCATTCACAAGCCCAGCCTGCACACGCGTAAAGATATCGTCGCTAATCGAATCGCTAATGAGATTGATCGTCGCGTAAACCCCTTCGGGGCGATTTTCAATCTTTACATTTTTTCCAGACAAGCCCAGCCTACAGATTGCATCGTCGGTATGTTCGATATTCGCCTCGATAGTTGCGGTGCCAGCGTTAATAGCATCAACACTTTCCGCAAACGCATCGGCTAAAATCACTTCGTAAACTTTTCTGCCGTTAGGCAAAGTGACAGGGCGGGAGGGCTTCCCGTACCGAATCAACCAACCTTCTATAGTTCTATTCTTGGCGGGTGTTGCGTCTGGCATAAAAAATGTCCTTCTATATATATAGTGATTGAAAAGGTTGTTTTGTTCACTAATTCTTTCAATATTTTTGAAAATAGTTGAAAATTCTTTGCAATGATTGATGTTTTAGAGATAGTTTTGCTTCACCATTACTCTTAAAACAAGCCATCAAACCACCAAAAACCTCATCCCATCATGCTGGAACCAAAAAACAATCAGTTTCGCTACTATCTATGGGCGGGTGCTTCAGATTAGTTCCTGCAAAAACATCCCCTATAGTTTTCGTTGTGCCATCCAACTCACCGCCAACCCATTTAACCTTCACCTTAACCCCATAAACAGCAATCATCGCCTGATAATTTCCAGCGTTGACGCATCTATTCGCTTCATAGGCTGCATCAAACCCATCAATGATTCTTATCAGCGTTGTTGTAGCATACTTATCCGCGAAGTCGGCCAGATAGTCACTGTCTAAACTATAGAGAGCGGCTATATCGTTAAAAACGGCTTCACAGAGCTTCATCATGCCAGTGGCGTCTTTGGGCTTTAGCTTTTCAAAGTCTGGGAGGTACTTTTTTTGAATGGCGGCAAGTTTTGAAGCGTAGTCAACCTGAGAGTTGTCTGTGGCGATTGAAGCGGTGTGAGTTGCTGATGGTGTTGAGGTTGACGGCCCGGCCACGGCCCCAGAAGTCGCGTTAGAAGCGGCGGCTAGGCTTGCTTGGCCTTCCGCATCATCGGGATCACCAACGGCCCCGGCGGGCAATTCCTGGCTCACTGGGGTTTCGGTTCCCTGCTCCGTCTCCTCTACTTCGTCCTCAACCTCCTCATCCCCATCATCATCGTCCTCGTCCTCCACCGGCGGCGGCTCCACGGCAACCTGCATCGTCACCGGCGGCAATGGCTTGGTGGCGGCGGCAAGCTGAGCGGCTTTAAGTGCGTTGTCGAGTTTCAGCCCCTCTATCTTGAGGGCTTCTGCCTGGTGTACAAAATCATCGGAGGTCATGTTCACGGGAATTTGGCGAATCGAATAACCCGCATGAGGCAGATTACGACGCTCACGAAATTCGTCGGTACTCATCGAACCGTTTTTAATAGCTAAGTCGTCAACCTCGGCCATCGTTTTCGCGTCTAGTGCAATGAGGGCGTCGCGATCAAATTCAAAGTACAGGTAGTCGCGTTCAAAGGGTTGAAGAAGTTTGTTATTGCATTCGTTTTCAATCTGGTTCAAAAGAGGATTCAGGCAAGAGGCTAAGTATTCTCTCTGTGCAACTTCAGCGGTCGAATAATGATAGTCTTCGATATCTCCAAGCTTCCACCGTGGTACTCCGACAATTTGTGCAAAGTCCCTCTGCAAGTCTTTTTTCGTGTCGAGCAACTGGGCTTCCTGTGGTGTGAGGTCAAGTCGATTAAACTTCCAGCCACTATCTAACGCGGCCATCGGCAGTTCATGCGGTCTGCCTTTTTCACGCTGTATGAGTAAGTCTCTGAATCCTTGGACTATACCTTTTTTGTCGTCTTGGTTGGTCATTTTTGTGTCAGTACCTAAATAGCCGACGATGACTCCACCTCGATTATATATATGGCTTGTATACGCGTATAAATCCGATCCTAAGCCAAGTACATGCCTGAATCGGGTGCGTAATGGCGTTGGCCATCCATATTCATCTTGGAAGGTCCAGAAGTGCAACACTTCGTTATATGAGTAATCATCTTTTATCACGGCGGCGTCTGGCTTCCTCATCATCCGGCGCGGCATGCCGATCCTTCACGGGCAGCATGAAAACAGCGGCATATCTGTTGCACAATTTCATGGCCGTGTTTGCGATTCCCAAACATGGGTGCTGGATGACATTGCCAGATTTGGTTTTGAAAATTAAACCCTGCTTGGCTACGGTGGCTTCGGCTGTTTTCCATCGGTCATATGCAACGCAATAAGCCTCGAATGTCGCCAACGCCTCATCACCCAATAGGCCTTTTTCTGTGAGCGTTGGGGCTAACCGTTGCCATTCCTTTTTCGCTATGCCTTTAAGGTCGCGAGGGCATGAGGGTACTGATGTTTTGGTTTTGATCTTGCTCATTTTGGTTCTCCTGAAAGAGTTGATCTATCCATCCAGTATGAAAGTTATATATGTGTGGATGACCATAAATACTTAGTTGTTCGATGTTCTTGCACGATCTCAAATTCGCCGACGATTCAATGGTTACGGTTCTGCCATCGGTCAGCTTGAGGCAGATCCCCCGGCAATGTAGGTACGTCCGGCAGTATAGAAAGGCCATCCATGATGTCGGCGGCGGTGGGAATGGTTGTTTGGGCTTTAGGACGCATGTTTTACGCAACTACCCTCATTTTTGACATGAAAACGCCGTTTTTGATCCCTGTTGAAAAAACCTGAAGCAAAAACAAGATGAGCACGAGCGGGTGGTGTAGACGTGTATATGTCTAATATTTTAGACCCATACCCGTCAAAGCCTTTAACTTTTGCTCTTCGGCCCAAACGTGCAAAAAGGCAACCAGTGCTGGCGTGACTTTGGTTTTGACTGCGAGGTAAGTGTCACCCTGTTGAATCCAGAAGCCTGCAAGCTCGGCGCTTTCGACGGCAGATTGGAGAGGGTCATGAGGTTGGACAGGTTCAACGTCACAACCGCCGAGCATTATCAACGGAGCGACTTCTATGCTGTCGTAAAATAGAGTCTGCTTGGTGCCGGGCTTGGTAATGGCTTTCTTGTGTGTGGGCTTCTTCGGTGGTGATTTTTTTGTTGGCTTCTTCATTTTGATTTCCTTTGTATATAGCTTCTATATAGTTCGGCTTTCGAGTCGAGCTTGTCTTTCATTCTCATCTACTTCAAGGTGAACCAATTCGGCGTTAAGATGGTGTGCGAGTTGTTCTGCTTTTTGATGATCGCCAACGATAACAAACACCTGCGGCCCAGCGGCGGGCAGAGCTACAACGTGTCGCAAGAATTCAGCAAACATTGCATTAAGAATTTCTACCACGTAACGTGGTCTCGGAAAGTCAGGCATTTGAAATAGCGTTGCGGAAATTGCATCAACATCCCAGCATAGGTCGCCCGGTTTACGGTGCTCATTAACCCACGTCGTTTTTCCTGATCCAGGTAAACCACAAACAACAAACCTATTCGATATCAGTGGAAGTGGTGTAGTGGGCATAATCTCCCCAGTCCAAGTAACAGATTTATATTTGAGTTGCATGGAAATAGATTCATGGTGAATGGTGAGGTGGCATCGGCGGCAAAGAGCGAGCAAGTTGCTTTCTTCGGTGCTGCCTCCCCCCCTCAAAGACACAATATGATGTACTTCAGTGGCGGCGCTCACGCGTTCATGAGCGAGGCATCTTTGGCAAAGCCTGTGACTGCGACGGTATGCGTCGATGATGCGGCGGTAATGTCCTGTATCACGATGGTCGCGGATAAATCGAGAGGTGGATCGGCCCCAACCGCTACTCATGGGTTTGACTTTTGCTTTGGCGTTGAAAGTCGGAATCTGCATCACTGACCCCCTCCCGCACGTTCTCGAATGGCTTGGATTCGGCGGTGTACCCCAGAAGGTGACAGATTTACTTCGTCGGCAATATCTCTGTAAGTGCAACTCGCCGCGAGCATAATGACGATAGTACGGTCAAGAGGATTGAGCTTGGCTAACACGCGTGCGGCTTCTTCTTTTAGTTCGGCGGTGCGGGCTGGATCGGCGGCGGCATCGTCGGCAATGTCGGCTGGGAGTCCAGGTGCGGTGCTCTTCATATCGCGTCTGTAGAGGTACTGAACGTGATTAGCGATAGCTTTCTGTTGTTCTGCCGGTGTTCTATCTGCTACCTTCTGTAAATGTTCCCACGCAGCGCCGGCATATTCTTCGCGCACACTCTTCGGCAGCACCGATAAGGCGCTTCTGATGGTGCAAAGGTTGGTGCTGTCGTCGTGCATGATTCCCTACTGGGTTACAGTCACATTCCCATTTAGCAAGCTAACTATGCTGCCGTCTTCTAACGTTGCTCTAAGGTGGTACTCGTAAGCTTGATCGCCGACGAATAATCTGCGGGTCATGTCGCTGCTGAGGTCGAATGTCACTTTGCACTGCTGCGGTGGCTCCGGCTGTTCCTGTTGAGGCTCAAGCGGCGTAATTACCCCCTCCACAACAATCGGAATACTTCCATCAACAACGGCGATAAGTTCCAGGTGGCATGTGGCCCCCTCCGGCAAAATGTTCATGGTGAAAGCGATTGCTCGTTCGTGTTGGGCAAAGTAAGTGTCCCCCACCACGATCCATAAACATCCATCCTGGTGGGGCTCACTCCTCGGGGAGGTCAGCCGACCATTGAAAACAACCTGCACAGTCGTCGTAGTGGTATTGGTGGTATTAGTCGTTGTGGTATAGGTATTGTTGACTGTTACACCTTTTCGAGGCCCTATTTTCCCGAATAAACCATCAAGCTCAAATGACGGCGTCTCTTCAGTCGCGGTTTTGGTGGTTGTTTCGGTTTCTGTCATGCTGGTACCTTTCGATTGTTGGCCTTTGCGGCTTCGCGCAAAGCGTTGGCAATGTGCCAGATTTTTCTATGATTAATATTTAGATCACGAGCAATATCAATTTGACGATGGCCCAACCCCAGCCTACGCTCAATCTCAAGGCGCTGAGGGGATTTTTGTTTTAATGGTTTGGATTGGGGGTTTGGGATAATAGATTCAACGGTACCATCCCAACTTTCGATGTCGAGGTCGGTGATGGCATCTTTGATTCTTCGCATCATCATCGAAAATGACGTATTCCTTTTATACCCCAGCTTCATCGCGATATCTTGCAGTTTTTCATTATGCCCAGCATTCATCACCGCTGCAAATGCCCGCGACTGGTCATCGGTCAAAAATTTTTCAGGATAGGTTGTGATGTAATCAGCCAACTCCCTGATGCGTTGATCAAGGCTAATGTCTGGCGCAGCTCTCTTCGTTAGCTCGTCATCATCCATCAGCTTCGGAGGTGCTGTTTTTTTACGTGTCCGCAACCTGTGAAGGCGTCTGATTTCTTCTTTGATTTTATTTTCGATACACCTATATAGGAAAGTTGTTAACTTAATGTTGCGGGAAGGGTCGAATAGTGGAATGGCATGTATCCATAGATGAATGCGAATTCGCTGTGTGAGTTCCTGTACATCATCTTCGCATAATCCAACTTTCATGGCTCGCTTCCGAACAATCGAATAGATTAGTGAATCGACACTCGCGAGAATGCTGTTTATGTCTTGAGGGGGAAGTTGTTGTGCTGTATGTGCCATCAATAACAGTAATGTTTTTTTGTGAGCACATTCACCATGCGACTTCGCAAGATTTTTAAATTTTTGATTATTTTTGTGGATTAGACACTAAAAAGGTATAGGTCCAGTGTCATAAGATGCTATAGAATGGTGACTTACGATGTGTGACGTTGCGACTTAGAGCGCATTATTTTTATCAAGTTAGTAATTATCACTGACTCTGCAAAAAAGTATAGAATCTTTTGATTTTTTTCTTGCATTGTGGGGATGGCGTGGTAGCATGTTCTATAGATTTATTTGGCGGCCACAAAAAAAGCCATATTCAAACGACATACTATCCTATGCAGGGGACGTTCCCCACACGCTTGCAACGTGTCGATAGAGTAGATCGGCAGAAAATGCTATACGATACTCACATACAAGCTCTGAACTACGGCGATAAGCCGTCTACCGATCCGCCCGATGTATTGCAAGTGCGTCGGGCTTCTTTTTTGTCCAAAGCTGCTCAATTCGTCGATTTAACTGGCTATTGCCAGCTCACCCCCGCGCAAAAAGCTCACCTTGACACCCTCCAACACAACCGCAAACAAAAAGAAGCTGAATCGAAAGCTCGGATGGCCGAAAATCGAGCCAGAGCGAATATGTCTCCACGTGCCATCCGCGAAAAAATCTACGGCGGTCCCCTTCCCAAACCTACCAAAGAAGATCGGCAGCTACATCGGTGGCTCCTGGCTCACTTCGATAACCACGACTGGCGTATCAGGTCCGCGAGTGCCGACATTTTTAGTAAATACCTGAAAGTACCTATCTTTGGGCTTGACGCCAGCCCTCAAATGCACCATAGCGCCCTTGAACGCCACCTAAACGGTGTCTGTTGGCTTCCCACGCTCCCTCTATGGGCAGTCGTCCTGCATCGACGTGGTAAGGTAAAAATCGATGGCCATACTCGGCGTAGTAGCATCAAAACCAAGAAACCACTACTCCCCCTCATTCAACCCTTAACCCCACTACCCTACCTCCCATGTACTCTTGCCTTCCGTGTTGATGTTGACATTTTTTCACATTCAAACCCTTCGTCGCTCAATAACGAGCAACTGGCGGCAGAGCTTATGGAAGCCCAAAACTGCCTCGCCACCATCAATAACGAGTTCTTTGGCGATAAACTCCATATAGAATCATCCCCTTGCGGAATCGCCGCGTATGGCACCCTAATCCTAGAACGGTACGAAACTGGCTACATGTCCAACAAAAGCTGTAATGGGTACATTTCCTGCCTGGAATCCGCCCTGCGACAGTTCGCTAAGGGCAGGGGCTACCGATGCGGCGTTGAATGTCAGGGTGGTCCCAGCACCTTCAAAAAAGATGCAAATGGAAATCGCGTGATAAATCGCCGAGGCCATTCGCTTCGTGCGCCGGCGTGTCCTCATGATGGCGATTTTGAAAAGCTGAAAGATGCTGTTTTTCCCATCGAAATAATTCATGAAATATCATTCGCGGTTCCAACCCTAGCCCCAGCACAACCCACCACACCATCTTCCTCATCCAGTCAACCATCCCAACCCCAACCCTCTGCAACCCAAAAACCACAATCCCCAACCTCGCAACCCACAAAAACAAAAAAACAAAAGAAACAAAAACACAAACGAGCAAACCACAATCTCGCTCCATCCGGCAACAAACACTCAGACCGATGCAGGTGCGTAGCGGCGGCACGGCGTACAGTTCTCACGGCGGATCGGCTCGGTACCTCTGTAGATCAGCTTGCTGATAACGAAATTTCCCAAATCATCGAAACTGCCAACCAACTTTATGAAAATAAAGGGATGAATGGCGGTGAAAGGGATAAAGCAAGGGATGATGCGTGGAATCGTATACTCACTCATCAACAGAAGACGCATGATTGTAAACATAGTGGTAGTGGTAATGGTAGTGATGTGTTATGGATCATAGATCAGGATATCAATCGTCTCCGTGAATTAGCACAATCATGGTTTCCAGTTCACATTCTTGAAAAAGCTCAAAAATCAAATAAATCAATAAGAGGGGAAGTAGGGTATGGACAGATAGCAGCGGTTCTGCATTGCATTACCCTCAACGTGTATCAACCCTCTGAAAAAATGTGTTATACGGTTTACCCCCCACGAAAACATTTGAATGGTACAACTTCCACAAAAGCAATAATGGAGTTCATGAAGTGCGAACGATTTGGGTATCAGGCGAATGGATCACTTGTATCAACTATTCTAAATCTACTCATTCAAAGTGGTAAGATCAGAGTCATGGAAAAGGCGTACAAGGGACAGGCCAGAATCATCGTCCCAGCAAATGAAAATCTTTGGAATCTGCAATCAGTGAATCATCGGACCTGTGCATGGAGACAGGAACAAGAATCCGAATCTCAGAAGAGGGAAAATGAGCGGAACGGGGCGGGGGCTGATGATTCAACTAATTGCAACTATATATCTTCTATTATTACAGACAAGTATTGGGTACACACCCCCGTCTTAAATGAAGAGGATTCTATTCTTGAATCTACTACTTTTGATGATTCAAGCGTTGAAAGTGCTGATTTGGAAGGTTTTGATGAGTGTAACGATGGAACTGAATGGGAGCACTGCGCCCGTACCGAATCCCAGTCTGTACCCATGCCAGTGATGATCCCGCCGGCCCCTCAATCTACTGTTTCAGCCCCCCGGCCAGAGTTTCAAGGTGTCTACTCTCATCTTAATGATCCTGTCTATTCTGATAAGTTCAGAAACATGATGATGGAGGTTATTCGGAGGAGAGGTTATTGATTGTGGCAAAAACAAAAAAAAGCCCAGCTTGGTTGGCCGGGCTTTGGGAGGGGGTGAGTGTGAGGATGGCTACCGCATGAGTCTGGCGAGTACTCTTTTCATTTTTTCGATTGCACGATGATAAATAGCGTAGGCTTTTGACATGGAAAGGTGTACGATTCTGCCAGCCTCTACGATGCTCTTATTCATAAAAATAACAGCGTCGATGATGGCTCTTTCCACGGCGTCCAGTGCGAAGATGAGCCGGGCGATTGTATCCTGTTGTTCGACTATTAAGGCGGGGGAGGTTGTGTGGGGGTTGATGATGCAGTTGTTTTTAATGGTGAGGGGTGTTGTGTAGATGGGCTGTTGGACGAGTTTGCCCCCGCGAGTGCGGTCTACGATCCCGGCGGCTCTCATGCGGTCGATGGCGAGGTATTTGCCCTTGGTGATGAGGTAGCTGGAAACTCGTTTTTGCAGGTTGAGGGTTTCGCCCTGGAATTTTTTGGGGTCAAAAGCTACCGCAGCTTCCAAAACCCCCAACTGTGCCCAGCCCTTGTACTCGCGAGTTTCGATGAGGGTGCCGTAGGTGGATTCCAGGTGTTGGGCGATTGTTCGGATGATCGTGGGGCCGGTGGAGGGGGAGGCGAGAATGGTGAGGGCTATTGATTCTTTTGGTTTTTGAGGGCAAGGGCTGCAAGGCGTTTTTGACGGGCACTGTTCGGGTTGACTGGCCTCCCGCCCCGTTTGCCGTTCTTCCCGAAGGCTCCCCCCAGTAGGCCGTTCTTCGCCGACGACCTGGCCTTCCTGGTGCTCGTTCTGGCTCCGATTAAGCTCCCGATGTTGAGTTCCCTGTTGCAATATGGGCAATGGATCGGTTGTTTTGTTTGTTGTTGAGGTTGTTGCATTATTTAGTTCCGATTGATTTTTGAAATACATTTTACGATTCCTTTAATTATACAAAACACTTAATTAAAAATACAACACAATGCTAATTGTTTGGGTTATGGTGAATTGAGACACAAAAAAAGCCCATTAAAGGGGTGCGACATGTAATAGATCAGTTAATTATTTCGTCGTCCGTTCCACCTCCTGCAACCCCATCTTTCGACAGTAGGTCATACACTCCCTGAAGCTACCGGCGTACACCGCATTCTCCCTGTGCAGGACGCGAGCACGGCTCTTGCGTACTTCATCAACGTGGTAGTCGTGGTTGAAGATCACGGAACGCATGGGAACCTCCCTGTAGATGCCTGAGGGTGTCATACAACGCATTGGAAACCTCCTTGTTTGAAAAAATGAGAAGAAAATCAACGGGGAACATCATAACCCTAATTGTTTGGGTTACGCAAGAGGATTCTCAAAAAATCTTCTCTTTTTTTTCAGAAAATCTTTTTCTGCTCTGTCTGACTGCTCCTAACTGCCTGCCCCACTCCCTTTGCTCATGCCCCCTCTTCATCCCCATCCCCATCCCCTCCCTCATCATCGCCTGGTATTTTTTTGAAGGGTGTGGGGGTGTGCAGCTACGAAAGATCACGTAGATCATGCTGGCCGTGGTTACTGGCCGTCCTATTTCTACGCATGAAAAAACCCCTGCGTGTGAGGTGGGGCTTGAAGGGGATGGATTTGAAAAGGGGAGACAGAGGTGTTACTGGCTACATGAACATCGCCGGGCTGACATGGAAATGATTCGCCAGTTTGCGGATATGGGCTTTGCTCAATTCACGTTCCCCTCGCAATAGCTTTGATCCTAATTCCCGTTGGCCCAACAATCGGCCCAAGTCCGAAGCGTTCATTTGATGTTGTTCCGTGAGGAAAATGAGATTGCCCAGCGGATCGTGTTTGCGGCGGGGCTGGGGAACGTTCACACGTTCGTACTGGTCAATCATTGTGGTGAGGACGACGAAGTAATCCTCCTGATCTTTGCTGAAATCATGCCCGGCCATCGCATCGGCAATCTCCGTGGCGTTTTCCAGGTCTGCCTTGTCGTAAAGCGGGCGCAGAGGAAAAAGCCGCACCAGCCCCTCGTAGTCCTTGGGCATATCGGCAAAGATCACGTTGGCGATGAGGTTTTTCATAGGGTCTCCTTCCATGTGTTTTTATCATATTCCGCGTGGGTCATGAACGAAAGGACGTAAATGATTCGGGTGTTGTAATGAATCGCGGTAATCAGCCGGTAATCGTTGTGGCAAATGTTGAAAATCGTCACGGTCCTGCCACTTTCGACGGTCACGGCGTCGGCGCTGGGGAAAACCCGGCGTAGTTGCTGGATGTTCGCCCAGTCATGCGTTTCGACATGTTCCAACCAACGACCGAGATTCGCTGCCGCTTTGGGATAGGCCATTTGATACTCTCGGATGCGTTTGGGCTTGATGACTCTCATGGATACATCATGTATCCAGTCGTGAGGAAAGTCAAGCTGAGGGTTCCTTTGGGAAGGGTGCGTAGGCCGCGTGTACAGCGTCGCTTGCCGGTTTAACCAGAGCGGGCTTGCGTTGCACATACGAATCCATCAATCCTCCAAACCTATGAGCCGCAAATAGCTTCGCTGTCTTCTCATCGCATGATGCGGCAGCAGCGGTGTAAGCTGCGTCTCTGATTGAGCTAAATGGAGATTCCACACTGACCTGTTTTCGGAGCGATGCATAGGTGTCATATTTAGATGAGGTGTTAAACCGCAAGCCGGTCTGCGAAGTGAACAAAAGCGGCGATTTACCCTTCCTCGGTAACGCCTTCATCGCCTCCATCGTTTCTGGCCAGAGAATTCCAACACGGATCACGCTGGTTTTATTTCGTTTGCCGGTGTAGGTGCCAGCCTGTAAATCGAAATCCTCCCAACGAAGCGTACAAACGTCTTCCAAGTACAAGGCCATGTTGAGGGAAAGAAGTAGGATTGCCCGCCATTCGGTATTCGACGCATCCAAGAGTTTGTTGAAGTCGGCGGGTGAAATAGGTTGTGGCTTGGCGGTGCTGGTGCTGGGCGGGGCGTACAGGGTTTTGAGGCGAGTGAGGGCAGCGGAAAGCTGGGCGGAATCGAGGCCGTATTTGATCCCAAAGGCGAGTGCGGCTTTGATCTTTGAAAATATCTGAGAAGCCCCGGTCGGCTCCAGTGCCGCATTCACCTTCTGGCGGAAGTCAATGAGCGTCTGCGTGTCCAAGTCGTTGACCGTTTCGGCCCCTGTGAGTTTTTGCAGGCGTTTCATGGCGGCTTTGACCTGGCCTTTGGTCCGCCAGTTGGACGGGCTGTGGGCATCGTAGGTGTCGGCAAGGGTTTGGAGTTTGATGGCGGCTTTGGGGATGGGCATATAACGCCACCCCGCGAGTTCGGGTAGTCCGGTTAGTTTGGCGATGTATTCAGGGCGTGTGAGCAGTTGTTCACGGAACCAAGCCCACATCTTGGCTTCGTTGATTTTCTGAACGTATATTTCTTCGCCGTTTGGTCCTTCGATGGTGTCGGTGGCTTCACGCTTTGCAATAAATGCGGGGTCTAGCCCTATTGCCTCCCCGGCCATCTCTGCGAGTATATCATCACCAGTGACTTGCTTTGTGGGGGTACCCAGCGGGAAGGTCACGGTGTTTTCGTGGTCTTTCATTTTCTGGCGAAAGAGGTGGACGGCAACTTTTTCGTCGTGCGAGGTGAATCGTTCGCCGGTGGCGATTACCCGCCATTGGCCGGGTCGAGTCAGCGACTTGTACAGCCCGTGGATTTCCTCACCCCATGAGGTACGGTAGGGCTTGGTGGGACGGCCTCGCCTTGTGAGGGTGTTGGGCAGACTTGTCATCATTTTCTCCTTTTGATACGATCTTCCACCGTGACAAGTGAATAAGTTTTTGCCTGCCCAAAGTATACAGCGTGTTTAAGAATGTGCAAATAGTGGTGTCAAAAATAACCTATAGAGATTCGGCAATAATATCATCAAATGGCTTAAAATAGGGCATTTTAGAGCAAGAAAAATTTGCGGGCGTAACTCAGCGGCAGAGTCACAGCCTTCCAAGCTGTTGGTCGTGGGTTCGAATCCCATCGCCCGCTTTTATGTCAATAGGCGCATTTGACCGCCAATTGCCGCTTTTTCCCGTCAAATCTTGAAGTTTTTTGTTCCTGCGATCATCGTCAATACCCGCCGAACACCGTTGTAAACGGACAAGCGGTACTGGACGGGACAGCGCGGGATTAAGCGGGACAGGAAGGGCGGAAAACGCGGGGATTTTGAGGGAAACCGGGCAGATCGGCGCAGATTGGACCGCGAGGCAGATTTGAGGGGTGGCGAGTCGAGGATTCTGGACTGCGCGTGATTGGTCACGTCGCGTCATGTTCTACAAAATAAGGGGTTTTGAGCGAACTTCGAAAGGCGTTCGAATCGCGCGCATCGCGCGCCTATCGCGCGCGGATTTCGGACGTAAGATACGACGTTGCAAACAAAAAAGACGGTCAACTCCTGATCCGAAGATCAGGGATGATCGTTACCCCACCCAGTCAACTCTCCCCCGCCCCTCAACCTATAAATGCCGGACTCGCGCCGGCGGATTCGGGAACAGTGATGGTTGTACAGGCCGTGCTGGTGGCGTTGGTGAGAGTGGAACCGTTTCGCCGTGTTCTTGTCGCATGTCAACGAACGACTCTGGTGTCCAAAACACCTTCCAGCCGGAGTGGAATCTGCTCGATCCATCACACTTTGACAGCCACGGTTGTTCGATCAATTCGACGGTGGCGCGAGCAATGATCTTCCCACGCGAACGGAAGAACAGCGTATCGCCCACCATGCACGGCGGTTGGAAGCGGAAAGACCAGAACTCCATTGATCCCGCTGGCGGCTCATCCCCAAAATGCTGCATCGCCCAGTCTGGAACGTTGATATTCATCCCGGCCTCCTCATGTACTTTTCGAGACTATAGCATCATTCCAGAGTATTTAAGCTGCTCTTGCTGCGTGTAGGGTAGCAGTAGCCAGGATGCGGCCAGGCATCTGAGCGTCACGTTGCCATCACGCAGCGTCTGAGCCAGAAACGCCCAGAGCACCAACGCCGTCGAGTAACTCCGATCCACGGCAAACAGGCCATCACGCTTTGCAAAGGCATCTTGAAGTTCCTCAACACCAAGCACCTCAGCGAACGGCAACCCACGGCCCGCCAAAAACGCATGGGCCACCGGAGCGAATCCCGACAGTGCGATCTGTGGGGCAACCGATAAGTTATTCATGAAAAAGCCTTCCTTGGCGATTTGTCTGGCAGACACTCCAAGGAAGGCTGTTAAAACCATCGGCCAAGGACGGCCTAAAACATGATTCGGCTC